TCCGGAAAAACCACGATCTTGAAATCCGCGCTGATCAATATTATTTTTACCCAACAAGTAGGCACTGGATTTTATGAATCTGCACAAATTCACCCATTTGATTTCATTCATTGCTATTTAAATATTCCAGACACTTCCGGACGCGATAGTCTCTTTCAAGCGGAGGCACGCCGATGTATGGAAATTTTAGAAATAATTCGCGATGACGAAAATGCAGGCAAAACACATTTTTGCGCATTTGATGAATTGTATTCAGGAACAAATCCTGCGGATGCAGTCATGAGTTCTTTGGCGTTTATGGAGTTCTTAGCCAAAAAGAAAGATGTTACCTGTATTTTGACGACTCATTTTGTGGATGTTTGCAAACAATTAGATAGCCATTCGGCGATAGAAAATTACTACATGAAAACTGAAGCAAAAACAGGAACCACGGATTTCCATTATACTTATCTATTAAAACGAGGAATTTCACAATTACGTGGTGGTTTAAAAATATTACACGACATGAATTACCCCAAAGAAATTCTGGAAAAAAGCCGCGTTAATATGAATTAGACATGAATTGTTTAATAATTCGTTCCAAAATAAATATAAAAATATAAAAAACTTATAAGAATGGGATTGGGAGATTTATTCAGCACCTCGTTTTTAATTAGTCTTGGAATTACTCTACTTTTAGTAGGTTTTTTAGGTATATTTTTAACACAGAAAATCATGGAACAAAACCATAAAATATCTTCCATGATGGGACTAGTTACAACTATGGCAGAAGAATTAAATTATATGCGCGCCCGAATACAAATGATTGGAGGAGTTCCTGGAACTATGCGTGTCCCCAATCCAAATCTATCTCATGGTTCAGAATCTCACCAGGAAATAGAATTGAATCCCTCATTAATTCCTGTCTCTGATAATGAGGATGAAGAGGATAGTGACGAATATGATTCCCAGTCAGAGTCTGACTCTGATTCCGATAGAGAAGATGACACCAATAACGAAGAAGAATCTATTACTTCTGCAGATATTCCCGAAACATTTGATCTTGAAAATAAAGAATCTAATATCAAGATTATCAATATGGGAGAAACCATGAATATTGCTTTTGAAAGTTTAGAAGAAATGGAAAAGGATGAGGATGAGGATGACAAGGATTCTCTCTCCAATTCAGAAGAGGACATAGAAAGTGTAGAGTCAGAGTCTCTGGATCAAGAAAATGGAAATGATAACAAAACTGCGACTTTTACTGATTTGAAATCCCAAATTAAAACCATTTCTATCCCAATAGAGACGGAAGAAAAACTATCTGAACTCGCGGTCGCAGACATTAAGAAAATGTCTATTTCCCAATTACGAGCGTATGCTTCTCAATTAGGTATTTTGGAGGATGTAAGCAAAATAAAAAAAGCAGAATTAGTAAAATTGGTGGAAACAAAAAGGAAAGAAATGTAAATTGGCCGATTTCATGAGTTTTTTTATGGTTCTATAATAATAGAATATTTATGGCAAACTGGGGAACTTGTTTTAGTGGTTCTAACAATATTCATTTTAACTTTCCGCCTATTATGGCCGATGGAAGAAATTATGCTTCTTGGCAGCCTGATGCAGTCATTAATGAACGTATTCAACAACAAGAAAATATTCAAAGCAATTGGACATATCGTCAGTATTTAACAAATAACGCGCTGAAAATTATGCAATACAATACATCCGAAGCGTGTTACGATTTGGGATTACCGTCTCATGAGCAAACAAACAAAACACCCTCTTCTAATGTTCCTCATTTATATAATTCCACGTATGACACTCAAAATCCTGGGTTTGGATATTGTTCTAGCAACTTAAAATCACCTTATTTATCCCGAGAACAGTTAAATGCACGTATGATTGCACCAACGCTATATACTCCTGGTAATACATAGATACAGATACAGATTTTCATGATAGATATTTTATTTTGCATCTATCATGAAATAATAATAGTTATAGGAAAAATATTTGAATAATTACTATCTAGTAAATATAAATCACCTATGCGTGTTTTAAGTATAGACGTAGGCATTAAAAACTTGGCCTACTGTTTATTAACAAAGCAACCCTCAGACAATAGTTATACTATAGATAAATGGGGTATCGTAGATTTATCCAAACAACAAACTCAAACTTGTTCTGTTTTAGAAAAAGGAAGTCATTGTACAAAGCCAATTAAATTTAAGAAAGAGGGTGCCTGTTTTTGCTTGAAACATTCTAAAAAACAAATATATCAAATTCCTAGTGCAGAACTTAAACTTTCTACCATTTCTAAAAAGAAAATTCAGGATTTATATCAAATTGCAGAAAAATACAATATTTCTGTAGAAAAACCTGCCAAAAAAGCAGACGTTGTCAATCTGATTCAAGAATATATTCATAATACTTGTTTTGAACAGGTAGAATCTATTAATGCGTCCAAGTTGGATTTAGTGACTATTGGACGTAATTTACAAACCAAATTAGATGAAGAATTAAAAGACGATTTTTATACGATTACTACAGTAATTATTGAAAATCAAATTAGTCCAATCGCAAATCGTATGAAAACAATACAAGGTATGATTGCGCAATATTTTATTATGCGAAATTATGAAATATCTATTGAGTTTGTAAATGCTAGTAATAAGCTAAAAATGATCAAAGAATCTACAGAAGCAGATTCTGTAAATATAGATTCATATAAAGAACGCAAAAAAATAGGTATTCTCAAATGTGGGGAAGCTCTTCAAACACTTCCAATGGGTAAAACATGGGAAGATTATTTTCAAAAACATCCTAAAAAAGACGATCTCGCAGATGCTCTTCTACAAGGGATTTGGTTTTTGAACAAATAATAAATTTTTTTCTTAATTTTTTAAACCCTTGAAGATTTAAAACCGCACCCTTTAAAACTACTTAAAGAAAATTAATAAATTCTTATTTTATTATATGAAATATGACTAAACATAAGACAGAAGATTATAAAATTTCTGCGGTTAAATATTACTTAAATAATGATAAAGGAGATGGGTATATGAAAACATGTAAAATATTTGATTGTAAGAAATCCACTTTACGAGATTGGATTAAAAGATACAATACTTCTAAAAATCTCACAAGAAGAAACAGAAAACCTATTTCTTAAAAAATTACTAAACCACAAGTAAAAACTGCGTTAGAATTATTAAAGAAAAACGAACAACTTACTATGAATGAATTAGCATTTGATATGAAACAAAAATATCCTACTTTTGATATTACACCTCAACATTTAGGACATGTTATTAGAGATAATAACCAAACAAGAAAAAGAACAAGACACGAACATTTCCCAAAAGAAAGATATAAGAAACCAATAGATAAACAAACCGAAATGAACGCTTTTTACCAAAAAATAAAACATTATCCATTAAACAAAATTATTTGTTTAGATGAAACAAGTGTTGGTTCTGCTTTGCATCCTACTTATAGTCGTTGTTATTTGGGAAGAAGATGTAGAATAAAAACCAGTAATCAATTTGTATTTCGTAAATTTACATTATTAGTAGCAATAAGTAATTCAAAAATAGTAGGAAAAGAAATGTATGAAAAAGGTGGAATGACTGCTGAACGATTTTTGGAATTTTTACAAAAATATATTTTTCCAAATTATAAAGGGTATTTGATAGTATTGGATAATGCGAAAAGTCATAATAACGAATTGATTAAAAATGCTATTACCAAAAGTGGTAATGAATATTTATTTGCGATACCTTATACCCCAAATACAAATATGCCTATAGAAAGTTATTTTAATCAAATCAAAACATACATGAAAAAGAATAGAAATGTTGAAAATTACGAACAATTAGAAAAGAATGTAGAAAATGCGATAGAAAAAGTAAAACCTGAAAATTATAAAAATTATTTTCAACACGCATATGGAACAAATGAAAAAATAGAATTTATAAGGAAACCATCTACAAGAAAAAGGAAATTAAAAATTTATAAATAATATACTTAAAATTTATTTGTGTATTTTAAGTATATTTAAGATGCCTATGCGATTAAAAAGTGAATTGTATAAAAAAGAACAGGAAGAAATCATAAATAAAATTATATCCATATTAGATTTAACCAATAAGAATACATATACACTTTATGAATTAGATAAAAATAAAGAAATACAAAATAAAATCATGGAATTAATACCTGAAATAAGAAAATGGTTTTCGTTTAATGGAATAAAGGCAGTTGGCGAACCAAATAAAATAAAAAGACCTTGGTTAAGTATTATAAAACAACTAACCAAGACAAAATATAATATAGAAAGTAAAGATTTTCAATTTACAGAAAACGGAAAATATATTAGAACACACATTTATAGTTTTGAATTAATCCAATAATGTTAAAATAGTTGTAGTTGAATTATGCATATTTAAACATACGTTTAATGAATTCTCTTTGATTATTTTTTTGTATTCATTACAAAATCTAATATAGTTATTTCTATTATCCCATGGTTTATTTCCATCATTAAACAAATATGCTTCACCCTCCCTCGTATAATCAATAGATTTACTATTTAATCCAATATATTCATAATCACGATTAACAATATAATAATTATTATTAATATCCCACCGAATTACATAAGGTACATATTTTCGTAAGAATGTTTTGTAATCATAATATTTTGAATTTATTTTATACAATGTTATCATATTATAATCGTGTATTCCTACATCTATTCTAAAATTATCATAATCTTTAAGATTTTTAATTTTTTTAAAGATATCATATGTTTCGTCTTCTTTTACCATAGTAGAATATAACGAAGTATTAACAATAGTATTGCAGTGAAATAATTGCCTAATTTTTTCTTTTATTTTACAATAAAATTTAATATTTGTTAGATGGATTTGGAAATCATCATAATTTTCAATATTTATATAAAATTTAGTTTTATTGATTTTAGTTATAAAATCCGTTGAATATATATCGTATATTTTATCAAGACATACTAATTTTTTATTAATTAAATGATTAAAATATTGTAATCGGTCAGCAACATTTTTATTTATTTCATATTGATTAATAATATAGTCGTAAAATATTGTTTCACATTCATTTTCATAATAATAATGTAGATAATCCATTAATTTAGGATTTATATAATATACAACATATTCATTCTCAATTATGCTAATTTTTATATATTTTTTATTTCCCCCAAAACTTTCGTCATTTTTATAATCAGGAAATATTTTACATATTTTTTCACATAATAAATTAAATTTTATTTTATTTTCTTGCTCTTCATCCTTGTCATCGTCTTCTTCATTTTCGTTTTGTTCTTCCTCAGTATTTATTGTTTCTTCTTCATCATTTATAATTTCTTTGTGAATATTTAA